ACTCAAGTGAGGTGAAGGGCACGCTGACCTACAAGAAAACCGGCAACGATGTGCCCAAGACCGAGGGCGCGCAGCCGATCATGACGCTGCCTGACGAGTTCCCGGAGGACATCGACTATCGTTGGTATGTCCGTGAGACAACCGCGATGCTCGCCGACCTTGGCATGCCCGCCCTCGACCCAAACCTCGCGCATCGAAAAGGTGTCATGTGGGCGCGCACGGAAGATCAGAAAACATTCCACCTTGTGCGTCTGCCCAGTGGCATTGGATATTGCGGCAAAGCGAACAAGAGCATTCGTGATCAGTGGATCGAAGGTCTTCCTGGCACGCCACGTCTGTCCTGCAAAAAATGCATTGAGGCGACCGGGCTATGAGTGAAAAGCCTTTCTACGAGAGGTCGACGCTTGAGATTCGGGACATAGAGCAGCCCGCCAAGCGCTTTGCAGAGTCACGTGGGTGGTTGATAGAGAAAGTCGTCAGTCTGAGCCGCAAGGCCTGGCCTGATCGCTTCTGTGTTCGGCGCGAAGACGGCGTGACACGCATCATGCTGGTCGAGTTCAAGAAGCCTGGCAAAGAGCCCACCGTGCAACAACTGAAGCGACATCAGGAACTCCGGGACCTCGGTCTTGAGGTGCACTGGGTCAACACCCTCGAACAGGCCTATGAGTTGTTCCGATGAGAGAGTGGGCGCGCAATCATCCCGATGGCTACGAGGTGAGTAGTGTCGGCGATCGCCGTTTCAGTGCGTTGTTTGCTCGACTCGAAGACGGCAGAACTATCGAACAAGCCTATCAACTCGATGTGAAGGGCTACCGAAAAAATGGCAATGATTGGCGTCTCGGAAAAGGTAAGCCACCGCTCAATCCGAGTGTCGATGTTTGGCTCGCCTACCTCGCCCTTTGGCAAAGGTTCTGCGAAGAAAATCCAAAACTACTTGACGACCTTCATCGACGTTCGCTCGGTAAACCGTTGACCGATTCTTTTGCAACATCGCCGGTCAATCAGGCGCACGCCCTCTCGGTGATACTCGACAACTATGAGCAACTTTGACGCCATCATCCAAGCCAAGTTCGAGGAAGTCGAACTTGCGCGTGGTCAGATGCATTCCTATCAAACGGACATCGCACTTCCGTTCCTGAAGGCCAACCCGTTTTCCGCGCTGTTCGTCGACATGGGTCTTGGAAAGACGGTAACGACAGCCACGTTGATTGCAGACTTGATAACCGAACTCGACAACGAGAGTGCTACGTTGGTGATCGGCCCGAAGCGTGTGATGGCTGACACGTGGCCGACTGAGTTTCGCAAGTGGCGCCACCTTGCACCCTTCAGCACGGCTCTCATTCGTGAGGAAGACGATGACCCGCGCGTGCGCGCAGGCGCTGCCAAAGATCGCAAGATCGCAGCCGAGCGTGGATGGGAACGTGAGGTCCTTGAAGCCAAACGTGTGCCTGAAGCCGAAATCAGAAAACAACTCGGGTGCACGCATGAGACTGAGGTCCGTCATCGGATTCGTGGAGAGATGGCACGCCTCAGACGCAGTGTTCATTTCATCAACCGTGAGCAGGTCGAATGGCTCGTTAATTTTTGGGGTCCACGATGGCCTTACCGCACGGTCATCATCGACGAATCGAGCAGTTTCAAAGATCAGAACACCGAACGGTTTAAAGCTCTTGCAAAGGTGCGTCGAACCCCAGGCCTGATCACTCGCCTTCACGAGTTGACGGCCACACCCGCTGCCGAGACCTATGAGCATCTGTTTGCACAGATTTACCTCATGGACCTTGGCAAACGGCTTGGCAAAAACATCACGGCCTATCGCAACGAATACTTCATCCACAACAAGTACAGCCACGAATACACGTTGCGCCCGAACGCTGAAGAAGCGATCCTCGACAAGATCAAGGACATTTGCCTGGTGATGAAGGCCGACGACTACCTGAAGGTGGACAAGCCGACCATCGTGCCGCACAAGTTGCATCTGTCGCGTGCGGTCATGGAAATCTACGAGACCATGAAGTCCGACTTCGTGGTCACGCTGCCAGGTGGCGCTGAAGTTGAAGCCGAGACAGCAGCGGCCCTGTCTGGCAAGTTGCAGCAGATCGCCTCGGGCGTGCTTTACGAGACCTTCAAACTTCAAGACTGGGAAACGGGAGACGTGAAGAAGGTCAAACGTGTCCACCACATCCACGACGAGAAGATCGAAGCGCTGAAGGAAATCGTTGAGGCTTTGCAGGGCAAACCGGTCGTCGTGCTCTACCACCTGAAGTCCTCCCTTGATCGCCTGAAGAAGTTCTTTCCGAAGGCCGTGGTGCTGGACAAGGACGGCAAATGTGTGAAGCCTTGGAACGCCGGCAAGATTCCGATGTTGCTCATTCACCCCCAGTCAGGGGCACACGGACTCAACCTGCAAAAGGGTGGGCACAACATGGTGTTCTTCGACATCCCGTGGAGCCTTGAGCAGTACCTGCAAGCCATTGGGCGCCTCGCACGTCAGGGCCAATTGCATCCGGTCGTGGTCAAGTTGCTGATCGCCGTTGGCACTGTCGACGAGTTGGTCTACGCAGCACTCTCGGCCAAGGAAGATGCACAAGCGAAACTGTTCATCATGTTGAAACGCCTGATACGCGAATACCGATCTGCGCTGTAAACTGTGATGGCCCGGTTGTGGCTTGCCGGGACGCCGGAAGTCAAGTCACCGGACACGCGAGCGTGGCCACATTCTCCGGGCACAACCAACGCGCCCGCGTGTCCGTCCTTTTTGCGCTGAGCTTGCCCCCACACATGTGGAAGGGTTTTCTCGTATATTCAGCGCACATATGAAGCCGCACCCAGCCATCGTTGAATTCGAGACCCGCACAGGCCTCGGTCCAACCTATGCTGCGCGGCTGCTTGGCATTCCGTATATCTCCTATGCCCAGTACAGGAATCACACGCGCCCCATGAAACCGACACTGCTCTACCACATGGAGGTCCTTTTGCTACTTGAAAAAGGCACTCTCAACGCACGCATTGAAAGGATCGCGCATGGCAACGAAAAAGGCCGTTGACGCCATCGCCGGGAAATCGCTCGACAGCGAGAGTGCGGCGATGATCTTTGAAGGGCTCAACATCACGCAGTTGTGCCAGCTTCTTGACATGAACGACAAGGAGTTGAAACCGAAGATGGTGCGCGGTGGCGTGGAGCCTTGTGGTACGCGTCAAGGCTATCCGATCTATCGGGTCAAGGACGTTCTCCCGTTCGTGGTCAAGCCCGGCTACGACGTTGAGGAATACATCAAGAAGATGCACCACAACGAGTTGCCAAAAATGCTCACGAAGGAGTATTGGGCAGGGCAGCGATCAAAGCAGGACTTCCTCGAACGCGCGGGTCATCTTTGGCAGACTGCGAAGGTGGTCGAGAAGGTTGGTGAGATTTTCAAGTTTGTTCGCATGAGTGTCACGCTGATGATCGATGCCGTCGAACGAGAAATGGAGATAACAGAAAAGCAGCGGACCATCATCAAGAATCAGTGCGACGGCATGCTCAATGAGCTTTACCAGATGATCCAAGAAAGTTTCGCAAACGACGACGAGGACGACGAACGTGAGCAACTTCGCCAAGAAGAAGACGAAGGTCTTTAAGTCGCTCAACGCGCTTCTATGCACGTTGGCGATCGCGCTGCGACCGCCGGAACGGATGTCCGTTTCTCAGTCTGCCGCGAAATATCGAAAGGTCAATCAACCTGGCGCTTATGTGGGTCCGTGGTTGAACATGACGACCATCTACATGGTCGAGCCGATGGACACGTTCGCCTCGCGTCGTTACACCGGCATGATCTTTGTTGGCCCAGCTCAGTGCGGAAAAACGGACGGCCTTGTGTTGAACACTCTGGCGTACACGATCAAGATCGACCCGATCGACATGATGATCGTTTGCCCGACTACCACTGCTGCACGCGACTTTTCAACTCGACGCATTGATCGTCTGCACCGGCACAGTCCTGAAATCGGAGAGATGTTGGTTCGTCGAGCCGACGCGGACAACAAATTCGACAAGTCCTACACCACCGGCATGCTGCTGACCCTTTCATGGCCGTCGCCAACTGAGCTTGCCGGCAAACCTATCGGTCGCATCGTGCTCACCGATCGCGATCGCATGGACGACGACGTTGATGGCGACGGCGAGCCCTATGACCTGGCAGCAAAGCGCACTACGACCTTCAATTCGTATGCCATGACTGTGGCGGAGTCGACCCCCTCGCGCCCGGTGCAAAACATGAAGTGGATGCCAACGACTCCACATGAGGCACCCCCTGCTGCGGGAATCCTGTCTCTCTACAACCGAGGTGATCGTCGTCGCTGGTATTGGCCATGCCCCAGTTGCAACACCTACTTCGAGGGCATGTTTTCCCATCTTCAGATCGACGAGAAGGCGGCCGGCACCAACCTTGAGAAGGCACGCACGGTACGGATGGTCTGCCCGACATGTGACTACAAGATTCACCCGGATGAACGTGGGGCGATGCAGGAGTGGGGTGTGTGGGTCAAGGATGGCCAGGGCATTGACCACCTCGGTCGTGTTTTCGGTCCTGAGCCTGACACACAGATCGCCTCGTTCTGGCTTCGCGGTGTGGCGGCTGCGTTCATCTCCTGGGTGAAGCTCTATGCGATCTACCTCGATGCAGAAGACAGCTACGAAAAAACCCTGTCAGAAGACGCGCTGAAGAAGTTCTACAACAACGACTTGGGTGAGCCCTACTACCCCAAGTCAACCGAAGGCACACGGCTACCTGAAGTGGTCAAGGCTCGTGAAGAACAGATCGGCGATAAGGTGGTTCCCGAAGGCGTGCGTTTCCTTGTGGCCACCGTCGACGTTCAAAAGCATTCATGGGTGGTGCAGGTTTTCGGCATCTTGCCGGGCATGCCATACGACACAGTGGTGGTGGACCGATTTGACATTCAAAAGTCAAAGCGAACGGACGAAGACGGCGATCCTCTTTGGGTCAAGCCGCATGCTGAGATTGAAGACTGGGACCTGATCACCGAGCAAGTGATCATGAAGGAGTACCCACTTGGCGACGACAGCGGACGCATGATGCCCATTCGCATGACAGCCTGCGACTCGGGCGGTCGTGAGGGTGTCACTGGCATGGCCTACAACTACTATCGCAAGCTGAAGGCCAACAACCTGCATCGTCGGTTCATCCTCACCAAAGGCGAGGGCAAGCCCAACATTCCACGCTGTCGCACGACGTTCCCCGACAGCAGCCGCAAGGACAAGATGTCGGCAGCGCGAGGCGACGTGCCGGTGCTCATTCTCAACTCGAACTTGCTGAAGGACGACCTCAACAACCGCTTGGATTGCCTGTCGCCCGGCAAAGGGATGTATCGCTTCCCGGACTGGCTCTCGGACAGATTCTTCGCTGAGCTTTGTGCAGAGACGCGAACCACGAAGGGTTGGGAGAACGCCAGCAACAGTCGAAACGAAGCATGGGACTTGAGCTACATGATGCTTGGCCTATGCGCGTCAGAGTGGATTCGCATCGACAAGATCGACTGGAACGCACCTCCCGGCTGGGCTGCGCCATGGGACAAGAATGACATGATTCGCAAGGCTGACGCCAGCTCAAGGTTCGCTGCGGAGAAGGACGAGGAAATTGACTTTTCCAAGTTCGGAAGCAGCCTCGCGTAGAGCAGAGTTTGCGTAACCCGTCAAGTCCCTTAGAATCCTGCAAACTCAGCGCGAGGAATCCCGATATGCCACACCCCCTTCAACCCAGACTCGATCAAGCAGAAGCCGAATACCACAAGCTGATGCTGGGCAAGTCTGCTCGGGTGGTGGTCGACGGCAACAACGGCACGCGGGTGGAGTACACGGCGGCCAACCGGGCAGCGCTTTACAGCTACATCCAGTCCCTGCGCAGCGAAATCAACCCCACTGTCGGCGTTCCGGCCAACGGCCCGGCCGGCTTCATCTTCTGATCACCATGACCAAAGAAGTCGCTGTCATCGGAGCACCCGAAGTCACTGCCATGGGCGGTGGTCTTGAGGGTGCAGAACGCACCAGCCGCGAAACTGTGGCCTGGGACCCCCTTGTCATCTCCCCCGATCGCCAGATCAACCCGGCAAAGGAAATGGCGGATGCGCGCGCGCGCGATTCCGTGCAGAACGACGGCTTCGCTCTCGGTGCAATCCAGACGCACCGAGACAGCATTGTCGGATCGCAGTACCGTCTCAACGCTCAGCCCGATTACGAACTGCTCGGCGCAGACGAGGCCTGGGCTGAAGAATTCCAGTCTGTCGTTGAGTCACGCTTCAACCTCATGGCCGAAAGCCAAGAGTGCTGGTTCGACGCCTCGCGCACCATGACCTTGACCGGCCTCGTTCGTCTTGCCGTGGGCGGCTTCATGATCACGGGTGAGGTGCTTGCCACGGCAGAGTGGATGCGCGAAGCCATGCGTCCATTCCACACGGCGATCCAGATGGTGAGCCCAAGTCGGCTGTGCAACCCTGAGTTCAAGCAAGACGACAAGTTTTTGCGCCGTGGCGTGGTGCGTGACGGTTTCGGTCGTGCGCAAAGCTACTGGATCAAGGTCACGCACCCCAATGACTACTGGCTCAACCCGAATGAGGAAATGAACTGGCGCAACGTGCCGGCGACGAAGCCTTGGGGTCGAAAGCAAGTCCTCCACATCATTGAGGCGTTGCAGCCCGATCAAACGCGAGGCATCGCTGACATGGTTGCCGCGCTCAAGCAAATGCGGATGACGAAGAAGTTCCGTGACGTGGTGCTTCAGAACGCGGTGGTCAACGCAAGTTACGCGGCTGCGGTTGAATCCGAGATTCCCTATCAGCAGATCATGGAGACGATGGGAGCCAACGCGCCCAGCTTCAACACG